CCGAAATCGCCACCGCCTACACCGCTAGCCGCGCAGCCAAGATCGACGCAGGCGAGATCATCAAGGGCGCGCAGGTCGTCGTCGTCAAGGGTCGCAAGGTCGCGCACGGCACCACCGGAATCGTTACATGGATGGGGACGGACAACTACGGCAAGCCCCGCATCGGCTTCCGCACCGCAGACGGCGAAATGATCTTCACGGCAACCAGCAACGTCACCGTCGTCATCTGACAGGGAGTAAGGGAAACAGAGCCCCCGGCAACGGTGGCTTTCCCTTTTCCCGCCTAGGAAGCAGGATCTACGGGTTCAATGAGTCGGTAATGTTGCGGATCATTCTCAGACCATCCCAGGTTCATATGAACCGTGGAAGACTGATTCGACACGTTCACGAACCGCATAACATAAACCGTATCGTCGCGCAGGGTGTGGATCTTCTGTTGCGTGATATCGCCGCCAGCCTTAGCGGTATTACCGACCAGTTCGGAAGCGATAGGTGTTCCTCCTGTGACCGCGCTCGCAGCAGACAATGATGCCGCTGAGTTGTCGGGGAACTTCCTATTCAGGTTCCTGGGGGTGATGTAGTTGTACTGCGTCACCGTAGCGGGAGCCTCTAGTAGTGTCGCTTGGATCTCCCCCTGGTCACTAGCGATGTCATAGAACTGAAACTCCACTTCAGCGTCGTTAGTGTCAATCGCAAAGTAGACAGAAGCACCAGCCCCGACCGTGAAAAACTGATTCATCAGGTAGACGAGTCCACGCCTGGCTAGCCCGTCAGGTTCGGTCGCCGCCTGCTGATACGCGCGCTTACGCCAGTAGTTCGCCACGTTCCTAGTCTACGCGGGGATAACGCGCTTCGCCCCCGCCGCGTAATACACACTCTCCGGGGTAACGTCAGCGAAATTCCCGGTCATTACGTCAAGGTAGGGCACAACCCTAGGGTTCCGTTTCTCCACGACCGCACACGACTGGTACACATCTACGCGCATGACCTCTTCGATGGGCAGCCACGAATCGTCACCTAGTGCCAGGTCGCGTGCCAGCATCATTATCATTTCAGGATTATAGGTTTCGTAAATGAGAATCCCACCGGGGCGCAGGAAAGGCCACGCGTAGGGCTGCATCATTCCCGTCGCGTCGATCACTACATCGAACCATTGACCCTTGAGCGCGTGTCTCATGGCGATACGGTCTTTCGTATCGCATCCGATAACGCCTAGTCCGGGGAGCGCGGCAGCGGCAGGGTCACCATCTAGCGCGGTAACACTTGAGCCGTCTGGGAGAGCGTTGCGCCAGATTTCCACCGCCCCACCGTTACCTATGCCGATGAGTAGCATCGCGAGGGGGCGCATCGGGATACTGCGGTCTAGTGCATGTATCGTCGCTTCATTCTGCACCGCAATGCAGCCTGCGTGGTTTAGGAAGTGATCGCGGTAGCCCATGCCTCCCCCATCCCTTTGATATCGAATTGTTCCTGCACGATCTCCCGGTTGCGCTTCGCCTCCGCGATACGCGTAGACGGGTCTAGGAGGGCCGTAGCGTGGTCGCGCCACTCAGCCGGGGTAGACGCTAGCCTCCCCACCCCCGACGCCGCTAGCACCCTGTATTCCTCTGTAGGAGTCGCGATGAACGGGATACCCGCAGCCGCATACTCAAGCCCCTTCAGGTACGACTTCGCTTCGTTAAACGCCCCCGGCGCGAGCGGCACAAGCCCCACATGAAACGAGTGCATCATCTGAGGCACATTGCTAATGGTTCGCATGGGTCCGGTATCCACTCGCGCCAGTCCCGCGCGTACGGCAAAGTGCCGGGGGTCACCGGGGATGTGCCCCGCATGATGTACACGGATTCCGTGTGTCTTCGCGAAATCGGGTAACCAGTCCCGCAACATTTCGATATCCCCCGACCGCCACAACGTCCCACCCAACCATCCGAACGTAGGCGACTCAGGCTGCTGCACGGGAGTGAACCTGTCAGTCTCTACAGCGTTACGCACTAGCCGCACATCCTGACACCGCCGCCCGTAGAAATCCGCAAGGAACCCCGTACTAACGGTAACGAAATCTGCCTGCCGTATCCCGATCTCATACCACATACGGTTATTAGTCGGATTCGTGTGCGGGTTAGTCGCCGCATACGCAACGTTCTCTTTATGCAGATCGAAATGGAAATCGTCAATGTCTACCGCGACTGTCTGACCTTTGGCCTGCATGACGTTAAACAGTTGTGGCACACTCGCGTGCATCATAAGTTTGTAAACGTTAACGTCGAACCCGAATAGGGCACCGTCATCCTTCGCTAACCCAATCCCCATAGGGTCATGGGGACGCGGCTGCCCCACCATCGCATCAAACCCCTGCGCCTGTAGCAGCCGACACGGAAGCACCTGACGGTAATACGCGCACCCGTTAGCCTCAGGTGGGTCCGTCTGATTATTCCAGTCGCCGCTAATGAACGCGACGCTAGGAGATTCGTCCATACCTGCCTACCGCGTGCTGACAGAAACAACTACCAGCAGCCCAACGGCACCGCCCATGACACAGCGCGGCAGCCGCCGCATCACCCGCCGCGTTAAGATCGCCACCCGCCTTGCACTCAGCACAAATCACACCCGGCCCCTTTCACAGCACAGCGATATCACACACACGCTGATCGGTAGTCGTTACAAACGTGAGCATACCCGGCTGCGAAACTTCACCCGTCGCAACGCGCCAGTATTCAGAGCCACCGTCCATCGCAGGTGCCTGCAACCAGAAACAGCCACCCCAATCCGCGACACGCAGATGATGGTAATGCCCAGACACGAGAACGTCAGCGTCACCGATCGGCTGCTTACCCGCCGCCTGCTTTTCCCACCACGACCGCAACTTGGATTCCGCATTAGAGCCGTTACGGGTAACGTGTCCGTGCGTCACGCCCACAATCCAACCCGCAGCAGGGACAGTCACAGTCAGGTTGTCGCGCGCGACAGCGAACCGCACATGCCCGTAAGCCTCTTCATTCGCCGCGAGGATTTCCGACACCTGTTCGACAATCGCGAGATCGTCATTGTCATGCGCACCCGTGAACGCCTTGCCCCCCGCGTTCCTGTTCTCTCCGTGGTTACCTGCGACAGCGGCAACAGTCACCGTCCCAAAATGCTTCGACCACTCTTGCAACGAATCCGTTAACAACCTGCGGGTAATCTTGACCTGATCGCGGCGATCCAACTCAACAGCGAACGTCTGCGACGGGTAGTACCCCACGCAACCTTCTACGCTGTCCCCGGTCCACAGCACGTTCAGGTGCGACACTTCGCGACCGATCTTCCGCAACTCCCGAACCCGGTCCACAACAGCGCCACGCGCATCCACGATCCGCTCAATAGTTCCTTCCAACCCGTCGCCGTCAGCCTTACCGATCTGCCAATCCGCGAGCACCACATTCAGCACAGCCTCACCCGTGAACTCACGCTTACGCGGCTTGTGCTTCATTGCCTGCGCGATCAGCGGCTCCAAGTCCACATGCGCGTGAACACGCCTAACGACCTTCGCCTTAAACTGACGGTTTGTTAATCCATCTTCCCCACCCCACGAGTTAAACAGGACAGGTTCGATGATCTGAAATTCTTCAGGGTCTAAATCCCACGCGCGCAGAATGGACGCCCACTCCGGGTCACCCTGTAACGCATCCGTGGTTACGGTGCCTTCCGTACCCAACCATTCGACACCGGGCTGCCACATGCGCTTCCGCGCCTGCAACTCTTCCGTAGCCTGAATCTGTTTAGTGAACTCGTCACGCAAACCCATGATGACTATTCCTGTTTGTTAGCAGCCTTACACCGTGTGCAAGTGATACGCCAGGGTGCCGTTACCAGTTCCGCAAGCAACTTATTACAGCGCCAGCAACGAGGCCGATCTACGGTCAGGGCACCTTTCCCGTAAGCATCCATGCTTACCGCTCAATAACAGTCGTTAACGACAGGGTAAAGCCCGGACGATCATTGTCATCCGTACCCACATGGTTAATAGATGAGTTCTGATTAACCCGCAGAAATCTCACACCGCTGATTGTCTCATCCGTGATCCCGGTGAGGCTGTCACGCACCGCCGCAATCAAAGCATTAGCGGTGGGGTAGTCGTTACGGGACGCACGAACCATCACCTGAACAGACGGACGCTCTAGTGTCGCGTCGTTGTTGCGCAGCACTTCCAGCGGAGCGGCACCCGCATACTCATACAGCGCCACACAAGTGTCAGGCTTGTCAGGCATCAAACCGATAAACAGGTTCGTGCCCACCGTCGCGACAGACGCCGCTGTCAACTTGTCTGCCAATGCTTCCAGAATCATCGTGACCGCCTCAGGTACTCCACGACCCGCGCTTTCACGTTATTCGTGAACTTGTCGCGGTGAGCGTTAGCCGGAATCTCAAGGAACTTAAACGTCTTACCCGCCTTGTGCGTGTTGCCCGTTCCCCAACGACCACCAGAGTTCGGGGGAATCTCGTGAACGAACAACGCATACGGCGCAGCCGCTCCACCGTAAGTGACTTCGACGCTGTATTTCGTTCCTAGTCGCTGCGGGTTCTCCACTTTGCCAGACGCGCGTAGATTGCCCGTAGCGACAGGGACGATCCGCTTTGACTCATTCAGAACCGTTGTCGCCTCCGCGAAAATAGCGCGCTGAATCACCGGACCCAAACCATCACCCCGATTCGCCAGGGCAATGACCTTGTTTAGTCCGGTAAGCCTCACGCTAAAGTTCGCCACGATCAGCCGCCGCCCACATGAACCACCGTGTGATGCGCACCGTTCTGATCGTACGGTGTATCGACCGCGATAATCACGGGCTCCGAACCATCATCCAAACGGATTTTGTAATCAGTTGTCACCGGGAACACGCCATACAGATAGAACCTGCCGTCCTCCACGACTTCGCGACCCAACTCATCCCGCGTCAACGTCGTTTCACTAACGTAATGTGCGCACGCTGACACAGACGCAGACGCCGTAAAAGACCGCTTCCCATACTTGTCGATAGACGCCGACGATGCAGGCGGGAAAAGCGTCACAACCTGCGAGAACAATTCCCTGAAATTGCGCTCTAGACTCATGTGCGATTATCCATCTGCCCGACAACAAAGTCTGTTGACTCGTCCTCTTCGACCCGCTCCACAGTCGGCACAATCGCATTGCCGTTAATGATCGGTGCTGCGGGGTTAAGCCGGAAACGCTCCGCTTTCAGATGCCTAAGCAACGCTTCCCATTGGGCAACCAGCGCACCGGACTTCACAGACAGCGACAAGTCACCGACAGTCTTAGACTCTTCCTGAACCCGCGACCCCTTCGCAATCAAAGTGGTAACGGCTGCGATAGCGGCAGAGTACGCATCCCCGTACGCGTTATCCAAATAGGTCAGTTCCTCATTGCTGAACAACTGTTCCGTAGTGTCCGTGTCCTGAATGAGAAAACGGATCAGGTCAAGATCGCTTGCCCCCGGATTCCCGCTGTAACTCCAAGTCATAATGTTGACCTCCCGCGTCTAGTGTAGAGCCGTAACCGTCCCCTAAAAGCCGGAAGCGGGGCCACCCCTTGTGAGAGTGACCCCGCTCCGCGCTATTCAGTTATCAGTTACCCGGATCAGGCAACGATGCTGTTCCAGAAGTACCCAAGATCGGAAGCAACGACCTTGTTATCGAACGCCAGTTCAGCCTCCACGCGGGTAGCGCGCAGCGACTCAAGCCGGAACGACGACGTACCGATGGTCAGACCCATGCCCTGCGAAACGCCAGTCCACGAGAACGTGTAACCAGCAGACGGGGTAAGCACACCGGGGTTCGGGGCAACGTGCGCAAGCAGCGCCGTCTTACCCGTGGTGAACGAGTAAGCGCCAGTAGCGCCTTCCTTGTTCGTGGCCTTAATCGACTTCGACACGAGAACACGCTCAATGTCGAACATGCGAGCAAGCATGTCTTCCGTGATCGTCTGCGAACTCGTGTACTTAATGCGATCCACGAGATCGGGATGATTCTTGAGTTGACGGAAAACTTCGTATCCCAGAACGAGAGTGTTAGCCTCAAGCCCGGTCACGGACAGGATGTCTGCCTTGCCCTCTTCGATGTCCTCAATGGGATCTGAGTTGGTGTAGTCACTCCACTGGATGGTCTGGTTCGTAGTGGCAGAAGCAGCGACACCTGTGATGTCCTTCGACCACTTGCCAGTCGTCATGAAGTCGGTATTAAACTGAATCTCGCGACGGGTCAGCAGACGATGAGTAACGAACTCCGCAGCCTCACGGTCCACGTTAATCGGCGCATCGGCGTTCGCACGCGTCTGATCGCCAATATCCTTGTGAATCGCGAACACATCTGCGTAGTAGGTCGCGGTAGCAATGTTGTAACCGGACCCGACAGACTCCGTACCATCGGTACGAACCTGCGCCTCATCGCGCAGCCAATCATTCTTTTCGTAAACGAAATACTTGTCGCTCTGCTTATCCACCGGGACAACAGGGAAAACCTTGTCCGCAATGAAATTCTCTGCACGCTGCATGTACGCAACGCTGATGTTAGTCAGGATTGCGTCAACATGAACCTGACTCTGTGTAGGCTGTGGCATTTTCTATTTCTCCTTAGAGTCCACGCGCAGCGTTAGCGCAGTCGATGACGGCAGCAGCGATAGCCCCGGAAGCGGCGCTCTCAATGAACGTGCCAACGGAGAAAGCAGCCGACGCGGTAGTGCCGAACGTGAGCGTCACGGCAGTAGCGGAAGCGGAAGAGAAAAGCGGCTGACCGAACGATGCGGAACCGCCGCACTCCACCTTAGTGCCGCCCACGATGGTGACCTCGGCGGCCTGACCAGCGGTAGGGGCGTTCTGAAGCACGCCGATGGGACGATCAGTAGCAGCGGAAACCGCCACAACTTCACCGTCGCCATTGTCGATCTTCACAAAATGAAACTGCTTCGCGGAAAGATCCTCACCAGCGGTGAACGTAGTCTTGACCGCAGCATTAGAGAACTCAAAAGCCATTACTAGGCTCCCTTCTCATTCAGGTAGTCGTTGTAAAGCGCAGGGTTTTCGATAGCCACCTGAGCCATAGCCTGCTCAACTGTTGCGGCCTTACCCTCACTCACCGCTGCTTTCGCGAGGGAAGTCATACGGTTAATCGCATCGCCGGAAGGAACGTAACCCTTGCCGACCTCCGTGAAAATATCGGCGCTCTCGTTCTGCGCGTCAGCAGCAGAAAGCGCATCCTCCACGGACTTCGCCAGATCAGCGTCAATCGCCGCGAGGCGACGCAGCGCAGGACCGACACGCTCCGGGTCAAGGTTCAGATGCTTAAACGTGTCACGCGCCTTAACAATCGCGTCAGCGTCGGCACGATCCTCGCGCTCCTTAGCAAGCGCACCCTCTGCCTCTGCCTTTGCCTTAACAAGTTCCTCCATAGCCTTGCGGATCGGCTCCGGGGCAGACTTCGCGAGCGCCACAACATCGTCTGCGCCCTCCTCCATCGGCTCCATATCGGAAGGCTCTGCGCCCTCCATCTCCGCGATACGCGCCTCAAGTTCAGCGATGCGCGCCATAGCCATAGCAAGTTCCTCTTCGATCTGCTTTGACTCAGGCTCCATGCCCTCTGCCTTGTCCTCTTCGGCAGACAGCAGAACCTCAGAGTCAGTCTCAGCGGTCACAACCTCTGTGGGGTCGCTAGCCATGCTCTCTCCTAACGGTTCGGGCAGAGCATCCATAACGTCTGCCACAGTTTGCGTATTGGAAGCCTTAATAACAAGCCACCCCTCATGCAAGTGGGCGGGATGATCCACGCCAGACGTTTCCTCAATAATGAGTTCCGTCATCTTTGGGGCTTTCCTAGCCAAGATTGCACCTCCAATATCCTTCACAATCATACCGGGCTTTTTAACCCCTAGACCGTGACAGGATTCCGGTGCTAATCCTCAGAGAAAATGGTGCCGCGTGTACTCGTGGACGTAACACGATCAGCGGAGAAAGACGATGACGTATCGTTAGCGGCGTAGCCTAGGCGAACGTCGATATTGTCCTGATCGGTGACAGCCAAAACGCGCACATGACGGATACGCCCCGCATCGGTAAGGGTCTTAACGTGCGTGCCGGGTCGGATCGTCTTTGCCATAACGCCAGTTTAAAGCAATCCAAGCAACTCTAGGACTTCCAAGTCATCTTGTTCGCGTATGCGTACACGCCCCGTGATGGTTCCGGCTGTCGGGATCACGTTTATGGTGCTGCCTGTGTGACCGATTGTGCCGCCGACCCGTGCGACTGACTGTGTGAGCCCGTCAATAAACCCGTTAAGGTCAATGATTGTGGTTGCGTCACCTGAGAACGACCAAACATAGCCGCCACTTGCAGGCAAATCGGGTGGCGCGGGTGGCGATACCAGAGTGATACCGCCCGTACTGACGCTGACCCCGGAGATATTGCCGCTGATTGCGGGTGATCCGGTGACGTTCCCACTAGACAGCGACGTTCCCACAACGAATCCGCTGTAGTTGTCGCTAGACGCAACACCGATAACGGTTCCCGTGCTGTTGTTCGCCCCTTCGACCGCGCCGCTGATACCCGGTGACCCCGTGGCTGCGCCCTGAACCGTGGCGCTGCCCGTCGTGGTGCCGCTGTAGCCTGCCAATCCCGTAACGGAACCAGCCGTACCCGTTCCCGCCGCCGCGCTACCCGTGAGCCCCGGCGTGCCCGTGACCGTGCCGACAACCTGAGTCGCCGCCTGAATAACCCCGGCGCTGCCCTCAGACCCAACAACCGTGCCGCTGCCCGTCCCTGTGCCCGTGGTAGAGCCTGCGAGCGCGGGTGATCCTGTCGCCGCGCCTGCCGCCGACGATGAACCGCCTGTAAGCCCCGTGAAGCCCACGGAACCAGCGACCGCCCCAGCCGCCTGAGTCGCACCCGTTACCGCCCCTGCGAGTCCCGCAGACCCGCCAGCCGTGCCCTGCGCAGCGACCGTCCCGGTGATGGTGCCGTTTAGTGCAGGGGAACCGCCGACAATCCCGGCGCTGACCGTGACCGCAGACACGACCCCGGCGAACCCGGCAACACCCGATACAGAACCCGTGCTGCTAGCCGTCCCGGACACGGAACCCGTGTACCCGACTTCACCCGTAACCGGGCTGTTGACCGTCCCCTGCGTTACACCAGTCGGTCCAACGTCCGGACCGCCCTTAGACGCAGTAGGACGGCTACT